AACTTGTCAATTTGACGTTCCAAAACGATGTTTTCTTTCTCATAACGGTTGATATCACGGTCAATATTCAGCAGATCGTTCTTCAAACTTACTACAAGTGAGTTTATTTCCTGCAGTTTAGCAACCATACTAGCAGCAGTTTCAATTTCACCTGTAAGATTCTCTAAACCTCTAGAAAATTTATCACTTTCAGTAGTAAGTTCATCACATTTAGTTTTCTTAAACTCAATATCAATGGTCTGTGTACATGTAGGACATGTATCATTCTTATCAAAGAATTTTAACTCCTTAAGAACAAGATCTCTCTTGTTATTAATCTTGACTTGCAACTTCTTTAACTTTTCTAAATTTTTATTAACCTGCTGAAACGATTGGAGTTCACTTTCTTTCTCTTTAATTTCCTTTTCTAAAGGTTTCTTGTCCTGCTCTAGGTTTTTAATGAGCTTTAGTTTATTATCAATGCTTGCTTTCTTTTCTTGAATACGTTCTTCGTTAACTTCTTCAAGTTTTTCAATACTCTTTTGCTGTGAAGATACTCTATCTTCTGAAATAGTACGAAGATGATCACAGTCTCTACCACGATCAACATTATCACGAATGCGATCTTTCAATAGACTATTCATGATAGAGAAGATCTGAATATCAAGTAGATCTTCAATCACTTCACGTCTATGTGGTGCTGACAATTGCATAAAGGGAACAAATGTACTACTCCCCAGTATAACGACCTGTGTAAATGACTTGAAATTAAGTTTGAGAATACTTTGTTCTAGATATTTTTGAGTATCTTTCTGTGCTGCCTCCTGATCTAGAAGTTTATCGTTCTCATAGATTTCAAATTTACCTGGTTTGATAGTACGACGTACCAGATAGTCTCTACCATTAGTATTAAATTCTACTTCTACAATAGTTCCTTTCTCATTAATACTATTGACTAACTGACTCTTACTAATCTTACGAAAAGGTTTATTAAACAGTGCAAAGCACAGGGCATCCAGTAAAGTGGACTTCCCTGCGCCATTAGATCCAATAATTAAAGTTGACGGTTCTGCTGTCAAATCAAGTTCGGTGAAGTGATCTCCTGTACTCAGGAAATTTTTCCAACGAAGTTTTTCAAAGGTGATCATACTGGAGGAATAACAAGATCGTCTGGTTCAATAATTCCATAACTATATCCATACTGGACACAATTTGCAATTACCATATCTAAATCAATTTCATGAATCTCTAGAGGTTCATCTTCTTCTAGAGCGGATGCTTCTAATTGTAGGAGATACCGTTCAGCATCATCTCTCTCTTCAAAAATCTGAACCACTTTTTGTTTCTTTTCTGTCTTGACTGCGTATACACCAAGAGTTTTACCGTTTACTAAAATGAACATGCTTCTACATACAGAGACTTCAAAATTGATTTGATGCTTTCTTTGTTTGCTTTTATTTCTGTGTCATCTATGTATGATTCTAATAGCGAAAGAGTATCTTCGGTCTCTACTACCTCCACACCACTTTCTAATTCCACACCAAGGTCTTCAACAATCTTTAGATCTGCTACCTCTGCATGTTGTAGTTCACGAATGAAGTGATCAAATTTTACATGATCTCCTTTATCTTCTACAATCACTTTGACATAAGTTCCTCTAAGAGAATCAAAGTCAGTTGACACCTTCTCATTATAATAGATTTTATGGAACATGTCAAATGGATTACGATAGAAAGTTGTCTTCAATGTATCTGTATCAAAGACATGGAATCCTCTCTTCTGTCCGTAATCATTCCAGTATAATTGACAAGGGTTACCAAGATATGTAATAGGTTTCTTGGTAGATTTCTGATGATAATGTCCTGTGAATACTTTTTTGAACTTATTAAAGATGGAAGGATCCATTCCTCCAGTCATCATGTGACCAGGATGTGCTTCAAATCCATTGAGTTCAAAGTGACCCATGCATACATCTGCAGTTGACTCTGCAATTTCTTTATAAGATTCTTTTTTATTCTCGTCACAAATCCATGGGAGCAAAAGAATATCCAGACCATCACGATTAATAGTACATGGAGAATCATGAATAGTAAGGTTCTTATATTCTCCTAACAATTCTGTAGGAGCATTAACTCTGAGAGTATTCTTATAATAGATGTCATGATTACCAACTAGCATATCCATGCTGACACCCATTTCCTCTAGAGGATTAAACCACATCTCCTTGCACTCATCCAGTGACATGAAGTTAATACTCTTTCGTTTGTCAAACGTATCTCCAAGACAAATAACATCTTTAATACCTGATGCTTTGATAAAAGGTATTACAATCTCACCATAATATTTCTTGTACATATTAATGTACGCAATGTTATCATTACGAACACCAAAATGCTGATCGGTTATAAGTAGAATCTTCAAATTAGTAACCTCTAGAGTTAGTTTCTATCCTTGATTTGATTTGATTATACTCTGCTTTATTTTCTCCGTCAACGCTGAATACTTCCGTAGCGCCTGACTTTTCAATAATCTTGTCTCTGATTTCCATCTGACGTTTCTCTTTTGCAATACGTCTGAGGAAAGCGAAGTAAACTATCTGTGTAAAATATGCAAACGGATTCTTTGATTTAGCGGGATCAAAGTTATCAATGTATTGAATGCAATTTTCAATTCCATCACACACCATGTCATCTTTATACATGTAGTTGATGAAGTTAGGTCTATAAGATAGGTGTGTTGCAATCTTCAGAAAACACCCACCGATATAATTATTAACCCTAGGTTTCGGTTGACCTGCTTCTTTAGCACGTTGAACCTTCGCGCGATACTTCTCTAGCTCCGCCAAGAACTCTTTATTATTAAGATAATGTTCCTTCTTTTTAGGAGCCATTTTAGGTTTAGTATAAGTTGCCACAAGCGACTAATCATATATTCATATATTAGCAAGGAAACATTTCTTTGTCAAGGGTTGACAAGGAGATGAAATACCTGTACAATTACAATGTCAGTTGTTAAGAAGAAAGCTAGCTCTTACCAAATAGGTCTTCTAGTTTCTTTCTAGCAGCATCAATTTTTCCGAGAGATCCCTCGTTGTCAGTGAGGTTTACTCTATGTCTATCATGCTTACGAGATACGCGGGGGGTGCCGCCTCGGGACTGAGCAAGGAAAGATTCATATACAAAAACCATTTCCTTAGAAAGAGATGCCATTGTTAAAATGGACTCGGCGTTAATAATAAAAAATTCCTCATCAGAAAAATTCTGCCATTTAGTAAATCCCATACCCTTGATGGCTTTATCACCTGCAACTTCTTTTGTGAAAGATTGCACTACAAGAGGGTCTTCTACATAAACAATATCTTTTTCGTCTACATCCTTAGTGACAATAGCGCGAGCGATTATCTCTTCTCCATTCATTAACTTGATGGAGCAATGGAATTCTTCTTCGTGTTTGACGTGCTCAAGCATGGTTACCTTAGTTTTACGTCTATGATTTCATAGTCAAATTTTTCTTCGTTGTATACTTTAACTCTTTCAAAAAGATGATTGAGTGTATAGTTCCTGAAGTTGTTTCTAGAGATATCGTCAGCGATATCATATAGTGTTGCCTGTGATTTATTGTCTCCTTTACGGAGAACCCTACCAATTGATTGGAGGTTACGGACTCGTGATTTAGAAGGCGATGCAAAAATCACATTATGTAAGTTCTTAATGTTGATACCTGTTGAGAAGGTTCCATACGAGGCAACGATGATACTCTCGTTAGATTGTTCAGTGAGAGCGCGGATTTCTTCTCGGTCTTCGGTGTCTACACCGCCATGCACTAAATACACAGGACGGTCTATGCTTCTATTTAGCAATTCAAAAAGAGGTTCCCCATGCTTCTCAACGTAGTTGAATAGCACTAACGTGTTACCTTTCAAGTCTCTGACTAAATTTTTGATAAACCAATTCCTTTTTTCGCACTGTACAATATATTCCATTTCATCCTGATAAGATTCAAAACTAATATAATCATGCTTGAGAACTAGTACCTTGACTTCAAGGTCAGCGATCTGACCCCTCTTCATCAGATCTTTTGTTTTAGTAACTTGTGAACATCTACCGAATAAACCTTCTAACACTAGTTGATTAGTTTCAGTTCCATCTAAAGTTCCAGTAAAACCAACCCTGTACTTACACTCATGCAACTTACTCATAAGAGACGTAAGAGATTTAGCTTTGAAAAGGTGTGCCTCGTCACCGATGACAACATCAAATCCCTCAAACCACTTACGAGGTTCCTTGTAGACAGATTGCCAAGTGGTAATTACTACATCCATCTCAGTGTATTTTTCTTGCCCCGCGTAAATCTTGTGGCAATACTTGGACGCCATCCATCCATATTCCTCAAAGTCTTTATACATCTGCTCTACGAGAGAAGTAGTAGGGACTACGATGAGGACTCTGCGATTTACGTTCACATGGAATCTCGTGATGGCATAGATCATCAAAGATTTACCACTAGCAGTAGGAGAAAGAAGTAACCTGCGGTTGTATCGCAGTGCTTCATAAATTCCTAGTAACTGATAATCTCTTGCCTTGACTGGTAAATTTAATGCTTTGACGAATCCAACTACACCTTCAGGTGTTATCAGTTGGTTCTCTTCTCTTGGGTGTCCGAAGTATTCACAATCTTCGTAGTTAAAACTATATCCTTTCTCTACACACCAGTCTGTAAGGTACTCAACCAGTCCAACGTATATCTCTCCCGTACCAGGAGAGTATAACCTGATTTTACCATCCCACTTTTTATAGCGGTTATTCCTTTGCATAAACTTTGCTTGCGGTACTTCAAAGGTAAAGTAATCCGCTAGTTCATAATTAATATGTGGTTCTGCTTGAATTTTTAAGTATACTTCGTTCTTCTTCTTGATTGTCAAGTTAGACATAAATTAGAAACCTGCCTTAAATTTCTCCCAATCAATTGCATTCTTGATTTGAAATCCACGGTTGTTAATAGTGCGGATTACTGAATCCAAATAATTGAGGCACACTTCTATGTATGCCAGTCGTGCTCTTGCTTTTTGGACATCAGCATCGGCATTTACGAAAGTTTCTACCTCGTCTTTATTAGTAAGTTTTAGATCAAAAGGTATCTCTGCATAGACTTTGGAAGGTGCCTTTCCTTTATAATAGATCCACTTATCTCTAAGCAATCTATTTACTTCTTGTTCACGATCAATCTTTAACGTAGAGAATGTGTTGAGGAGACTATGATACTTTGCATGCAGAGCAGGAATTTTTACAGACTCTTCACAATAAAGGTCTGTATCAATCTTGGAATCTTTCTCCCACATTTCTTGGATAGTTTCTAAGTTCATCAGACTCCTTGATCTTTCTGATCTTGCAACCATTCCTTCAAAGAAGTTTGAACTGCTTGTCCTACCTTAGGGGGTTTGATCCCCTTCATTCTGTTGTAATCCTGATGCATCGCTCCCAGTATCCATGCCTGACTCAGACCCTTCGGACCCTCTGTCAACAATTGGATTTGAAATGCTGATAGACCAGCCTTCATCTCCAAATACTCCTTCCTCCACGATTTCTGGTGCGAACTGTTTTCGTTCTTCATCTTCCCATTGCGAATGAATTTCTTCAACTTGTTTGTCAACGGAGTCCATCTCCATCTCTATTTTACCATCAATCCAGTGTTTATGCAACCATTCAATGAACCCTAAAGCCAAGTGGTTGACTGGAAACTTTTGTTTATTCGCCCACCTTTTAGACTTAGTGTACCAATTATCGTTGCCACCCCAAGTTTTTTCAAACTTCCACTGGATCATGATTCTCTCCTCTTACCACTATTAACAGCACGAATTTCGTACAAGGTATACCTAAAGGTTACTTCTGCAGTAAAGAAGTTGTTGTCAGTTTGAGTAACATCAAAACCAATAGTGGATAAGTTAGTTGGAAATGCATCTTTGAATAGAACTTCAAATGAAGCATTCATGTTATTGTTAAGAGCAACTAGTGTAATGTCACTGACCAAACTTTTGTATGCTGCTTGGAACTGAACGTTAGGAAGTTTCTTTTCCTGAATCCATTTCTCTCGCTCATCCAAATCATTTGGAGTTCCCAATGCTCTCATCCAATTGTGGATCTCCATGTAGTTTTCCATATTCTCATCAATCAAAAATGATAGAGTTAGTTCTCCGTATCTGATGTTACCATCAATAGGATACTGGACTAATCCTCTAGTGGGAATAGGAATTTCTCCAACATCAATAGTAGGTATATTTGCTTGCTGGCACAAGAAAGCAACCTTGCGAGCTTTGTCCAAGATTAGTTTGAAACCAATAGGAGACAGGAAGTTCTTATTTTTAAGTTCCTTCTCGTACCACGTTGCAGCCATATCTACCTAACTTTTTAACTATTTAGTGTAGAGAGTGTTTCCTACACAAAGCGCATTCATTTCAGTCTCATTTAGTAACTGTAATGCTTCGCTCGGATGACCTACAATAGGTTTACCTCCGTTATTTAGAGAGGTATTCAACAGCATAGGAATACCTGTCAACTTTTCAAACTCTGTAAGTAACTCATAGTAATCCTCTTGATCAGGAGTTACAGTCTGTGGTCTACAAGTACCATCAACATGAGTAATAGGAGCAAATGATTCTTTATCCCGTACATCCATACAGTACAACATGTAAGGAGAATCATACTCCCAATCAAAATATGTGCTACACTTGTCAGCGAGAACAGATGCACCGAAAGGTCTGAAAGGTTCTCTGTGTTTAACTTTTGCGTTGATAATATCCTTACCATTTTTGATAGTAGGATTCATTAAGATACTTCTATTACCTAATGCTCTAGGTCCTACTTCTCCTCTACCCTGATACCAACCTACAATCTGACCTTGTGCAAGAGCTTCAGCAGTCTTCTTGATAACTTCTTTATTAGGACGATGCTTAGGACAGTAATCACTCTGCCAGAACGGGAAACCTTCATTACTAAATTCAGGTTGTCTATACTCTCGTCGTAATGCTTCAACGACCCCCAAAGACAAACCTTCATCATTGCTGTGTGGCGGAATATGCAGATTGGGTCTCTGTCGTTTAATTCTGCTATTGATGATAGTATTGAGAGCGATTCCTCCTGAGTAGCTAATAACGTCAGTTTCGTTCGTGTTAGTAACAAAATATTTTTCGTAAATGTCTTCGGTTACACTGTGTGCATATTGAATATGGTCAACTACAGATTCAGATTTCTCTGCTTTAACTAAGTTACCTAACTTCCATAGATTCCACATCTCACGGATGTCAGCGATAGTAAGATTTTCTGCTTTATTTTTTGCTTTCAGATTTGAAAGTTCTTCAGGAGAATAATTACCAAATGCTTTCAATGCCATAACCTTACCCGCCATGTCGTTTGACTTACCTGGCAATTTCAAGATGGCACCCACGTCACCCATGGTAGATCCGAAACTTGGATGAGTTTCATAGGTAACAGCAAATTCTCTCTTATCACCTTTCATGATAGTGTGTGATAATTTATTATCACCGTATCCATCAAAGATAAAATCAATATCAGGTTTGACACCTAGCGGCCATACGCTAAGAGCATGTGCATAGTGATGATCTACTCTATAAATTTTTCCACGGAATCCTAATAACCTAAACAGAGGAATCTCAATCTCTTCAAATACTTTACTTTCGTCGTATGTAATAGACTTATACCTGTAGCAATCTACCACGATGCCAATTGCATCAATCCGTGATAGTGGTATATTCCATTTATCAAATGCTTTGAGCCATGTAGTCAGATCTTCATAACCATAATGCTTGATCTGCCAATCTCTTTCCGCTTTATAATAATGTACTTTGTTATCAAGAGTTAGTGTGATATTACTATCATGATCACAAAGTCTTAACCCAAGAAAATTCATAACATATGCATAAAAAAAGAGACCCGTATGGGTCTCTTATATTTATAAGTCTATCTTAGACTTGAATTACATGAGGTTAGCAACCTGTACTCTTCTGTAGTAGCGGTTAGCATTAGCAGTCAGTGCGCCAGAACCTTGAGTAAGACCATTAGCAAATGGGTTAGAAACCATTCCGTAACGAGTCTTGAAGCCAATCTTGGGCTGGAAGGTGTCAGGGTTGATTGCTCTTACCTGCTGAAGAGGTACATATGGGCAATAGAACAGACCTGCGTCGTATGCGCTGCTACCTTTGTAACCAGCAACATAGAAGTGCTTGTCACTTACGTTAGCAGAGTAAGGGTCAACGTATACCTTGATTCTACCATTCAAAGTACCAACTAAGGTGCTTGAAGTGTCATCAGGGATAAGACCGTTGTTACCAGCAAGAGCAGGAGCGTAGTCAAGTACACCAGCCATTGCAAGAGCAGAAGCAACGTCTGCAGAGCAGATCAAGATGTTGCCCTTCCCGCGTCTTGTCTCATGACCGATCGCGTTAGCGTCTCTCTCAATTTGGAAAAGAAGTCCCTTGAATTTCTCAACAGACCATCTACCATTAGAGTCAACGTCAAGGTCAAAGATACCGCCAGTAGCAGTATTGTTTTGAGCGCCAGGACGTGCGTTGGTGTATACAGTTCTAACAACTTCTCTGTTGATTTCAGCAAGGATCTCAGTAGAGAGGATGTTGGAAAGTTCCTGCTCAGCATCAAGACCATGAATTGCTTTCAAGTCCTGAGCAAGCTCTAAACTGTACTCAGCTTTGAGGGCTCTGGATC